TGCCGTTTCTCGGTATTTGCGTTGTAGTTCAGGATCAGCTGCAACTTCTTTCATTTTTTGAATTGCATCACCAGGATAAGATTCATCCATGTAAATTGCAAAGTTAGGAATATCAATGTATTTCGTGCCATCAATCGTTTTACAAGTTTCGGCCCATTCTTTATCAACTACTAGAATTGAACCAGCCATGATAGCTTCAATCATCGTATATTCTAATCTGTCACCATAAAATGACTTATCAATCTCAGATTTGTATTTGAACAATGTACAAGCGAATAAAGACTTATTGAAGATGTTAAGTACTTCTTCTCGTTCAATTCGACCATAAGTATCAACAATAGGATTCTCATTTCTTGGTGCTTTTGGATTAAGAAGATTATTGCAATTTGGATGATCTAACATCATTTTTTTGCATCCAATACTTGGGTCCATTCCATAGATTACAGGTTTGATTCCATTCGAATTAACCGCTTCAGAAATATTTAGAAGTCGTTTAGGACCTTTATAAAGAACAAATCGACCTACATAAGTAAGATTCAAATCACGTTCTTCATTTTTGCTAAAGTCCTTGTAATCTAAGATGTTCATCCACATGTGAACAGGTAACGCACGATCTTTTTTAGAAGGTAATTTTTTAACCATTGAATTCATATACCAACTGTCTGTTGACCAATTAAATACTGCATCAGAATGATTAATATAAGACCAGCAAAACGGTGTTTCATTAATAGCTTTAACAAATGAAGTTAACTGAATCTGAATTTTAACTGGAGTAAGGCTTAAATAAAGTTTGTGGAAAGCTAAAACATCAATTGGTTTTAATCCACTGTGAGGTTTTGCTGGGTTAATCAAAATAACTAAATCATATTTTGAATTTATTTCTTCGGAAATTTCTTCAATCATCGATTTGTTAAAGATTGTATGTTCGTGTTTGTAACCATCTTTGTATTCTGGCTTTTTACGTTTCCATTCAGCATGTAAATAGTACGTATGGAATTCAACATCGTTTTTCTTACCCCAATTGAAAAGTTCCTCTACCGAAGTAGATTCACCATCAATTAATCGGGGATAACCACGAAGTACTGCGATTTTCTTACCAGCGTAGTTTGACATTATTTATGTTCCTCCAATTTTGCTTCAAGTTTTTGAACTAAACGATGAACACGCTCTTTCGAACCTTCATTAATAGAAATCATATCTGGAGTATTGTTACCAAGCTCTCGTTCACGGTTAGAGTATTGAAGAACTGAAACTGTATCAGCTAACTTTGTAATTAAGTAAGCAAGTGTTTCTTCTTTCTCTTCTTTTAGGAACTGACGATAAGTTTCAGCGAATTCTGGCATATTTTTCTCTAAGCTAACGAGTTCAGCAGCTTCTAAAATTGCTGTTAAATCAGGATTTTCAACTTTTGTATTGTAAGGAATGTCACCTAAGAAGCATTCTCCTAAATCATGGACAGCAGCGAATTCTAAAGCTTTTAATTTGATCAAGTCTGAAATTTTATACATCATGCAAACTTTCATAACTGTTGTTGAAACATAGAAACAATGTTCTGCTACGTTTTCATTTTTGATTTTTGCACGGTTGTTGTATCGAATGATTTCTCCTAATCCTAAGATTGTTGGATTTCCAAGTTGTTTCACGCGACCAGTATTAAAGTATTCTGTCATCATAATTCCTCCGATTTGATAAGTAGTTAAGAAGAGGAAGAAAATTCTTCCTCTCAGCAATTAATTATTGACGTTCTTCGAAAAGAGCTGAAATTTTTCCTAAGTTAGCACCACGAACCATTTCAATCATTTCTTCGTTTTCGTCAACTGAAACGAATGTTGGTGATTGCATTACTCCGAATTTACCAGCTAATTCATTAGCTCGTTCATTTCCGGCGAATAAGTAAAGCACTTCATCTGGTGTTTCTTCAAGCTCATTTTTTAAAAATTGTTCAACTGATTTACACGGTGCGCAATCTTCTTGTTTAAACATTAAAATTTTCATAAAAGTGTCCTCCGATAATGGTTGTATATTTTGGAATGGAGCTTATTGAAGTTACTCAATAAGCCCTTCATAATAAATCTTTTCTCCTAGAATCGCTCGTTCCAAATCCTCTACAGTTGTAGTAGTTGCGACACTAGATTCAGCCAACATTAAGTTAAATAACCCTTCTTTACCAAGTGTAAATGCTACATAAATTACTGGAATTTTTTTAGCGTAAGCATGACCAGCTTCAAAGATTGTACCGACATCTTTCCCATCTGTGATAGCAATTACAAAATCTGCATTTTCAATTCCTTCGATGTTAAGTTCGAAAGATTTTTTACGAACTTCTGGTGATGAAATTGGACCGATTGCAGATTGTTTACGAGGTGAGAAGTAAGTTAAACCATGTTTTTCTAATAACGTTTCTACTAAAGCAACTCGAGTAATTTGATCAGGGTTGAAGAATGGTGCTGCAATGTAACAATTGTGAGGTTTTTTTGGGTTCATTCTAGTTTTTATCATAATTTAATTCCTCCGATTAAGTAGTTAATATTTCTTACTTTTTATTTATATCTGTATATTGAAAAACGTAAATCAATGGGATAAAAAATGTTTAAAAAACTACAACTATTAGGGAATAGTTGTAGCTTGGTGTATATTAGAAAACGATATTTTCTACGGTAACTTGTGCTTCTTCAGCTTCTTCTGAAATGATTGTTCTTTCACAATCTTCTAAAACAATCTGAGGATTTTTTCGACCACCGTATTCATTGATTGAAGCTCGACCAACTAATGTCATTGGAATATATGAATCAAAATTGTGAGTTAAAGATTCAAATAATCCATTTGGAGCTCCGTACATCACGAATTCTACTCCTGCTTCATAGAAGGTAAGCATTGAACCTCTTTGTCTAATAAACTCTTTTCGAATCTTTAAGTTTTCATAAGCAAATAACGGTTCTCGAACTTTTCCTCCAAATAAAGATTTGTTTTCATCGATGTCTAAAATGTATTGTTTGGTTACTTTTTCGACTTCTAACAAATCTACTTCGTAAACAATCTCTTGAGATTGAATAGTTTTTGTACGTTCCTTAAATTCTTCAAAGTTTTCTTCAAAGATAGAAATACCGAAAGCATTAGCATGACCTTGAGCAAATTCAACTAACTCAGTTTCATTACACCAATCTTTTAAGGAGCTGAGAACTTTTTCATATCCTCGACCTGAACCAACATATTTTCCTTTTTCATTTTCTTTTGGTTCGATATAATGAAGTAAAAGAATCGGTTTTTGGAATTTTCCAACTAATTTATTTGCTACTAATCCAGTAATTGAACCTTCATTACTAGTAGGAACTATTCCAATAGCGATACCACCAGAAGAATCAATAGTAGGTTCAAGTTCAACTAAAACCTTTTTAACCAATGCAGCTTGTCGAGCTTTTACTTTCTTACAAGAATCATGAGCATATTCATAAAGGTTTTGGACTACTTCAAATTTGTCAAATTTACCAGTTTCTTTATTCTTCTTCTTTTTTATTACGTCCCAAGTTTGTTCGCTGCCAATACTATTCAAGGCTCTAAACAATAATTGTTTCTCTTCCATAGTTCCTACTCGAACAACTGAGTTTATCAAGGGAATAATCGAAAACGATAAATCTTTAGGGGAAATATTGTTAACATCTGAAAAAGTTGAATTTAGTACTTCTGAGATGAAAGGATTCGTTAAGTTTCTTAAACCTTTAAACACGTAATTTCTAACTTCATTTTGACTAATATCAGAAGCATCACCAATTTGGCCAATACATACTAAATCTAAAAATTTAGATGAATGGTTTTCATTGAGCATTGAATCTAAAGCTTCACAGAATTTATATACCATTCCAGCTCCAACTAGATTTTTATTTGTTTCTTCGTTCTCTTCAAGTTGGTTATTAATAAGAATGCAATATGGTGAAGGAGAATCGACTTCATGGTGGTCAATAATTAAAACGTCAATACCCATGTAATGCAATCGAGCGATTTGTTCATCATCATTAGATCCAGCATCTGGAACCACCAATAAATCTAATTCAGCTTCACAAATTTCTTCAACAATTTTTTCAGTTAATCCATGAGCCTTGCTTTCATGTAAAAAGTATTGGATTTCAATATTTGGATTTATAAGTTTCATGTACTGATAAATAATAGTTGATGAAGTGAATCCATCTGCATCAGGATCTACTACTAGACCGATCTTGCTAGATACATTCAAGTGAGCTAAAAGTATTTCAGCACCAGCTCTTAAATTGTGAAGTTTAAATGGATCTAAATTATTTTCATCTGTAGGGTTGTTAAGCAATGAGACATCTTCAATGTTTCTATTTCTTAGAATTGTAGAAATAATGTCTCCGTTAAATTCTCCGATTTGTTTGATTTTCATAAGTTCCTCCAAGTGTGTAAGTCTTACTTTGTATTTATATCTGTCTCTTGTAAAACGTAAATTACACTTGGATTCTTGTTTCAAAAAGTCTTTTAAAAACTTCTTTCCCGTGATCAGTAGGAGAAGATTTATAGTTCAATAATCCTTCAACATCCCATATAACGCTTGTTCTGTAATATGGAGAAAGTTTGTTTACAAAAACACTCGTTATCTTTTCTGCATAAAACTTCTCTTCTTCTGTTCCAATTTCTTCATATTCTTTATCCAGAGCAATAACAACTTCTTCGATGTCTAGCTCTTTCAATAGATCAAGTTGGTAAGAAGTTATTGAACTACCAGAAAGACAAACTCCAATAGACATTTTTGGGAACATTGTATCTAGTTGAAGCACGGATTTTTCAGATTCAAAAAGGATGACAGTTTTGTACTTCTTAATGTCATCTTTCGTTAAATTCAATCCGTATAAAGCAGCACCAGTAGGATGCTTTAATATTTCCTTCTTCCAGTAGACGGGCATATATTTCTTACCTTCATCTACTAATTGTTTGTTTAAGTTACGACCACGTACTCCAATTAGTTCACCTTTCTCATTTCGGTGAGGAATTATTATTTGATGGTCTAAGATTGAATACATGATTCCAAATTTTTTCATGCTTTCAGCCGAGATACCATCCTTAATCCAGCTTTCGTGATAAAGATGGTCGTAAGTATTCAAAATCTTTTCGTCAAGTATTTTTATTTCTGGTTTTTCATACGTGCTCTTAAATTTTTGGAAGAAGGACATTTCAATTCTGTCTGATTCTGAGTAATCACCTTGATAAGAAATTCCGAATTTCATGCAAACATATTTGAATGAACTTCTGAAATCTAAATTCATAGCGTTACTTACCAAGTCAAAAATACTCATGTTCCCGCATTTATCTGTGAAGCATCGGAATGTTTTACTATCGCTGAAATAAATCAACTTATGTTTATGTCCTCCGTGACAAATGGTTTTACAAACAATATTTTTACCTTGTAGGAGAGGTTGCGCTCCTAAATCTTCAAGCAGACTTAAAATGTCATTCTCCCCTAACATTGCTTTGACATCGTTTGCATTCAAGGGGGAACACTCCTAGTTGAAATTTTTGTTATTATATCTGTTAAATCCAATACGTAAAAAAAGCCAGGGAAAATTCCCTGACTAAAAGCTTATTTC